CGAGTGTATGCATCGTATGGTATCTGACCCTGTGGTGCCTGAACTAAAGTTGCGTTTCTTTCCCTGTGGTTCCAAGCTGTCCTTGTAATACAAGTCGGAGCACCAACCAAGTGTGAAATACGTCCTGTATGAAATCCTTTAAGGCATGACATATTTTCAATGCCAGCCTTGTTTTCTCCAACTTTCTTCCTATTATCTACAACTTCTGTCCATCCGTTCGTCGCAAGAAGAATAGCCTGCTCTACACCCCAGTCAAGTTTCTGGTTGCTTCCAAGTTCATACTTTCCTATCTGGACGAAAGCACAAGCCAATGTGTCTGCATAGAAAGGCTTGAACATGCTTCTTGTGCCGAGCATTGCATAGTTACTGTCTGGGTTCTGTTCTATTACTTTCTTTGTTATATCACACCCTATTTTCGCATAGGGTGGATTTGCTATAATGTTATCAAACTTCATACTATTTAGTTACTTTTATGCTCTTTTGCATTTGTATACTTCTACTGGTGTTACCACCTTATTTCTGTTTTCTTCTTCTATCAAAACCCTTAGATAATCAAATGCATCAACACTCTCATCCCTCCATATAGATAAAGACTTTGGTTCGTTCTCTGGCTTTGTTTCTTGTTCTTTAGATTTGTGATTCACAGATTCTTTCTGTTTCATATCAAGGACAGGAAGGCTTGATTTGGCTTTAGGGCAGCCAGAAAGTTCTTGTTCTCTTGATTCGGAATAGACGACGTTAGTCGTCTGAGGGGCTTTGCGTAGCAAAGACACTTCTTTAGCTTTATTATTTGATTCTACATCATCAAGATAAGAGACAGGTACTTTTGATACATCTACTATTTTACCCCTCTGGAATGCAGAACGGAAGCTATTGAACTTTTCATACTTGAATCCATAAACTGTATTCTGATACAAGTCATTTAATGAAGAATATTCCCAATCCTTATAAATGTATTTGTATCCGGCAGATTTATGTGTAAGGTATTCCCAAGTATTATCTACTGCATAGTCAAAACATTGTTGCAGGTCTTTTATTCTTCTGGTTGACGTAATAGGGTTGAATCGTATCTTTATGCATTCTTTTGCATAAAAGTTGTCAAGATAATGCTTTTCCTTATCTTCACGACCAAAATACTTTCCAATGTTTTCTGATACATTTTTAAAGGAATAGATGGCATATTTTCTGTCTGTTATACACGGTTCATTGGTATAAATGACAAGAAAGTGTCTGTTATCGGCTATCTTGTTCCATTTCTTGAGCCATCCCTTGTATACTGGTTCACCTACTTCAATAAACTTGTAGTATTTGTAGCTTCCGTCTACTGGACTTTTGATACAAACATCTGCCCATCCGTGGTCACGCTTATCAATGTCACGGTATTCAACGTCCTTATAGCATGTTATGTGTGATTTGTAATAGGATTGGTAAGTTGGCATGTACATTCTATAACCTGGGTGGTTATTCTGTTCCAGAATGTAGTGCATTGTGTAGATTTGTTCTTTTGTTTTAGAAATCATAGTTTTACTCCCTGTCCGTCGCCCGTTGTGCCGGCAAGCAACAGACAGGTTTCGAACTTACATATTTAGTAGTACTTTCTAAAAAGCATCTACTTATTATTAATAGTTGCTTTTTTAAGGCTACAGTTTAATATTAACATTAGTTAGTTAAATAGCTAAATATTATAAGTTGCATTTTAACAAAGAGCACTAAATATATAGATAAAGGAGAATAATAAATGATGAAGAACTATGTTTATGAAGAAGTAATCGAAGACATTAACAACCAACCAGCTAGTGATAGGACAACTGCAAAAGAAAGGTGGGGTGAAAAGGCAATCAAGGAAAATAATCTCTGGGATATTCTGTTTCCTGGAAACCTCGGCTATAAAAAGATTACAAACAAAAGGGAACAGAAGCTGGGGGTTGATTTCAAGATTTTTACCGAAAATGGGGATGTCAATGTCGACATAAAAGTGTGCGTGGGCAGTAACTATACAGAGGGTTTGCCCTTGGAGATAGCACAAAGGCCTGTGAGAGAACCAGATACTTTAAGCAGTTATACGTTCACAAACCGTTCATCAAAACTGACAGACTGGATGGTATATTTGGTGCTTGATAATGCTGGGTTCCGTCTTTATAAGATTCCATATAGTGTGATTCACACAGAAAGTGTAAAGTACAAGTTCAAGACTGTTGAAATAATGACGAATCATGGGCTCTGCTATAAATGGGAAAAACACCCATCCTTACAGAAGTCTTTTAACAATACTGGCTTCTTTGTCAAAGTAATGTTTGAAGAATACAGAGTAATATAAATCAGAGGAGTAAAATATGAAAAAGATAAGCGCAGTTTATAAAATCGTAAACACGGTGACAGGTGACTCCTATGTTGGGTCAAGCAAAGATGCTATGCGTAGATGGAAACAGCATAAACGTTCTTCACTGTGGAAGTACCTTCCCAATAGTTCACTGTATCGTGACATGCAAAAATACGGTATTGAAAACTTTAGATTCCAGATACTTGCACCAGTAGAACCAGAATATTTGACACAGGTGGAACAAGAGTTCATAGACTTGCTCCATCCTACCTATAATAATAAGAATGCAAAAGGAAAGGATGTTGAAAGGCGTAAAGAAACTGTCAGAAAATGGGAACACTCTGAAAAAGGTAAAGAATGTCGTCAGTCTAACAAGTACAAAGTAATCTACAGAAAAGCCAGTAAAAAGTATTATAGCCGACTATGCTTCTACAATGGAGAGACTCTTACATTTAGTGCATTAAAGCATCGATTCCAAAGGGCCGGAATACCGCATCCCAATGTAGAAGCAAAAAAGTATCTTTTGACACAACCTCAACTAAATAAATAAAGGGGAAACGATGGGAAAAAGAAAAGGTAATGCTGAGAAAGAATCGTTTAGACAAACAAAAGAGTGGAAGCAGTTTAGCAAAAAGCTAAGGGGTGAGCGTCCATACTGTGAACTTTGTGGGTGTAAAAGCAAAACACTCCAAGTGCACCATATGGACGAGGAAAACTATAAAGACTTAAATCCAGAAAAGTTCATGGTTTTGTGTCACGCTTGTCATACATATATTTCCAGATACGAAAGGATAAAACCAGAAAATAGATATAAATATAACCCTGTTTGGATTGCTTTTTGTAGTCGGTGTTTTGTTTAAGAAAAGAAAAACTATTAAATATAAAACAGCAGGTAGACGGAGGTAATCCTATCATAGATTTGACGTTTTGGAAGGTGGTTCGCTCACATACGTGGGCTGACAATACCTCTTTATATTTTGTAGAAAGAAACGGATTGTATTTTGTTGTGCTTGAAAACCCAGATGGTCTTGTGCTAGAAACCTATTCTTCATTTGAAAGGTCTTACGCAAGTTCAAAATACAATGTATTAAAAGACAAACTAATGAAAAATCACAAAGAGTGGTTTGAGGAGATATAAATGGAAATACAAGAAAAGTACAAGAATCTCGGAGATTACGGATGTTACTTTTTTGACTTGCTAAAACACTTCGGTAAGCTGGATAAAGCTATTGACTACTACGATAAGTACACTAGTAAAGGATGGATGGGCTATGACTGCTTTATTCAGAGACCATTAGACCTTGTAAAAGACCTCAGTGGCTATCCAAACTGGGATATGAAGAAGTCTGAGACATTTGACAATAAAGCTGAAATAATCGTAGCATATTATTATAACCCTAGTACAAAACTACATCATTTTGTCTTGCACAATGACAGAAACGAACTTCGGTGGGACAGCTTAGAGCCATCTAATACAGTCAAGAACGGCTACGTCGAAAGTTATAGACTATTTTATAGGAGATAGTAGGTAGTTATGAAGTTTACATTAGAAAATAAAGAAGTTGAGCTATCAAAAAACCCTGGTTTTTACATTGTAGGTGTAAAAGACACTAATACAGGAAAAGTATTAGTGGCATATTCCATAGAAGACTACTTTGAAGCAAAAGACAAGTTCAATGAACTTAAAAGAAAACTAAAAAAGGAGAAACAAAATAATGGGACTCATAAGTAAGATATTAAACAGGTTGGCAGGAAAGCCAGATTACGCTCAGATGGCAGCTGACGTTAAACAGAAAAAACTGAACTATAATCCGTTTACAATCAGTAATCAAAATCCACAATCGTGGGCACCAGATTTACACCCTAATGGAAGAGAGCATTCAAGTTACATCAACTCAATCGATTATGACGGAAATACTAAAAAGATGCAGGTTTCTTTTACTAATGGGTTCAGTGCAGAATATGACGGAATAGATGAAGACGACGCAAAGGCATTTAACCAAGCTGACAGTAAAGGTCGCTTTTTTAATAATCATTTTAAGAATCTGCCATATAAGGAGATTTAAACCTTTTTACACTAAATATTGTAAAAAGGAGAAAATACACAATGAGAATATTTTTAAGAAAAGAAATACTTGAGCATGCTCTTACAAGGGAGCGGTTGAATACTCTTTTTGATAGCTACGGAAAAGAGAAGTTAGAATCTCAAACAGACTATAAGAAGTATCGTAGGACATCGAGAGACTTGGACAAGTTTATTACATCTCGTCTTTCATTACCTTACGTTAAGATACAAAATAAAGATGCTTTTGTTCGGGTAGATTACATTATAGACTATGTTGTATCGGAAAAAGAAAAACCTATTATAAAGACTTGGTTTTTTGATGTAAAAAATACTGCAATATCTAGCAAGGAGCCCTTGGTGTTTTATGTTTATCGCTAGTGAACTCTCGTACCTGGATAAAGACAATAAAGAATGGAAACAAACAGAACTTGTATATAAAAAGGCTGTAGCCGAAAATGACGAAAAAACTATTTTCAAGTGTTTTCATAGGTTCTGCCACGCATATATCTGTCAAAAGATGAAAAGCCTCCAGAGAAATCCAGAAGAAATACAAGACCTTGCTATTGAAGCAACTATATATGCAATGGACAGAAGGAACCGCTTTATTTATGGTGGTAAAATGCCCTATGCTTCATTAGGTGCTTGGTGTTCTTTTGCTGTTAAAGAGTTTCTCTTCAACAAGCAGAGAGTTTTTGAAGACCAAAACATAGTGTTCGACGATGAAGCAGTAGAAAAATATAGAGAGGAAGAATATGAGTAGTAAAGCAAAAAAGATTGGAAAGAATGTAAATAAAAAAAGAAAGAATGGATTGTTGTTTCCAACGGATATGTACCTGACAACTATTGGAAGTTTTGCAGTGGCACATTATCTTTGTGGTAAAAGTAGGTCTAAGTTTTTCTTAGAGAAAATGTTTAAGGTACTTCAAAAAGAAATGCCAGAGTTTAAAAACTATGAAGAACTTATTTCAAAGCTTAGAGCAGCATATGACTGTCCAGATATTGACCTTCCTATTGTAGCAGTTGCGACAGACACTGGAAATCTTTTATTTACGGTGTTTATGGACGACACTATTCTACCAAACAGAGAAGACGGTATTCCTGCGGGATTTATGCACCCTAGTAGGGTTTTTGATTTGACTGGTCACGAGATACTGCACTACAAGTATCTTAAAAATCTTTTTGGTGACCTTGAAGAAGTAAACAAAGAGGAGAAGAAAGATGTTATTGAAGAAAGCTGACTATGAAAAGCTTGTAAAGCGTATTGAAAGTCTTGAAAAAGAAAACAAGTCGCTAAAGACAAAATACGAAGGAAAAATCAGTAGCGAACTAAATATGAAAGAATATAAAAAAGAAGTTGATAGAAAAGCAAAAGAGGAAGTTGAGGCATATAAAAAGAATCTAAACGCTTTGGTGGAAAAGGATTTTAACTATGCGTTCCTTCAAGCCCTAGTAAATAATGCAGCTAAGGGCGTTTGTATAGATGTAAAGTCCGATAAGGGCTACTCTCTTACAATAAGAAGAGAGGAAAAACAGGACAGTAATGACCTTGACTTGTATGGTATGCTTGGAATAAAAAACTAATATAATCATTTTATATCTCCCATCTTGGCTCTGTGTAAAAGCAGAGCCTTTTTTATTTGCAAACTATTAAATATATAGAGGAGCATTATGGATGTTAAGTTTAAGAAAATCTTTAAGTATATTTTTATTATTGTTTTTGCCGTTTTGTTTGCAGGCTCAGTCGCAATCTCAATCCGAACTTGTGTTTCAAATCGACACCTTAGAGAAGTATCTGAACGATATAGAGTTGAACTATCAAACGCAGTTGATACAAATACAGAACTTAGAAGAGAACTTGAAGCAAGCAGAAGAGTCCTTGAAGCTTGCAGAGGAACGGTCACAGAACTTAGAGACACAGCTTCAAACGGCATCACAACAGCAAGAGGAGCTATTGAACTCCTTAGAGAAATCCGAGAAAAAGTTATTTTATTGGAAAGTAGGCTCAGTGATAGTAACGACGACCTTAACGGCCACAGTGGTAGTGCTCCTAGTGACGAGGTAGAACAATATGGCAAAGGTAAAAGCTAAAGTACCAAAAGTAAAATCAGTAGAGAAAGACGCTATAAAGTTTACAGATGGCACTACTTATATGGAATACGGGGGCGATGACCTTGTAGATAAATATTATAAAGCAGTATATGATTCCCTACTGGGCAGGGACGAAAGCAAAAAAGAAAACGCATTAAGACCTTACATAGATAAATCTATAAAAGGAATGTTGAATGCAGAAAGAAGTGACCTAGGTGTAAAATCATTAGATAAGCTTGAAAAACTGGTTAAAGAAACAACAGATTACTTTAACAAGAGCAATGAATCCGACTATGACTACATTGAGTATAAGGTAGCCAGGGAACTATTTCCGTGGCAAAAAAATGTATTGCAATGTAAAAGTGATAAAATCACAATGCTCTGTGGTAGACGTTCAGGTAAGTCATATCTTGAATCTGCTATGGCAGTATTACATTGTGCACGACCTTACGACATAGTTAACGGTTATAAAAAGAACAGGGACGCTGTAATCATTGGTTTAAGTTCTGGATGGGCAGAGGATATATTCTGGGACAATGTAAAACATTTTATTGACGTTTCTGGTCTTAAAGCTCACATAGACAATAGTGATTTATTAGTTACATTCTCTAATGGGAATACGTTGCGTTTAAGAGGAAATAGTAATAGGGACGAAAGAAGTAAGATTCGTGGTACAGATTATTCATTGATTATTATTGATGAATGTCAGTCACAAAAAGCTCTAGGTCCATTAATGTCCGACGTTCTTGGTGCCATTATTACTGCTCGTTCAAGTAGCGTAATACTTTCTGGAACTGGAAGCTTAACAAGTAAAGGATATTGGATGGACGTTACAACTGGTAGTAAGTCAACATTTTGGACACACTTTACTGCCACAATGAATGATAATCCTACAGTTCCACCAGACGCAATGAAAAAGAAGCTTGATGAAGAGTTTGGTGGAGATGCAAACGATGTTACATATAGGCGTGAATATCTGGCAGAAAATGTCCTTGATACTACAAGATTAGTATATCCAGTATTTCACAAATATGACAAGTTACCACCTAACGAGATTATTAACAGAATGACTATTGGTATTGACTATGGTTCTGCAGATAGCAACGCATTCGTTTGTATTGGTAAGTCTACAAAAGGTAAAATGTACGTATTAGACATAGCAAAGTTTAACCGTTCAGACGTAGACAAGATTACAGACACAGTAAAATATATGTGGGACAAAAACATTACTCAGTATAAAATACCACAAGAAAACTGTATTTGTATAGCAGACACTTCTGACCAGTCTATTTCTGCTCAGATACAGAAGAAAGGTGTTAGAATACAGAACGCAGTAAAAACAGACCGTATTCAGCAGATATTTGACCTGAGGTCATCTTTGCAAAAAGGTGATATATCAATAGGTGAAGAAGAAAAGTTTAATCCTCTCGTAGAAGAGTTAGAGTGCTATCTTTGGCAGTGGGACGAGGACAATAAATGTGTCATCTACGAAACAGACGAAGATGCATATCACCCTGATTTACTGGCTGCTATGAGATACGGATGGTTCTACTTGAAGGATAAATAAAAACTATTAAAAGTATAAAGGAAGACATTTTATGGAAAAAGCATCAAATATAGTGAAGCGAGCTCTAGAACTTGCAGATATGTCAGGCTCCCACGTTATTTCTTATAAGGAAGAAAATGAATACTTGGAGCAAGCCTGGAAATATGTTAACAACAAGTGTGTACAACAAGGCGTAAAGTATTTTTATGGTCGTTGTCCTGTTATGAGTGGTATAAATAAGTTACCTTGGGATTTTTCTCAGATAGACACAATAAAAACAAAGTCTGGGTATCAACTTCCACGTCATACAAACGACATGGACGAAAACTTTGGGTCTTATGACATTGTGGGAAACTCATTGATTATCTATGGCACTATACCCGTAGACCTAACAATGTTTTACTGGAAAAAGCCTATTACACTTACGTTTCCTGCACCTATTAAAAAGGTAGAACTGCCGTTTGCAGATATACCCGAAAAGTGGGATATTTATGGTGATTATCTGGTTTATGAAGAAAACGGTACCTTAACACTTTTTAACCTTAAAAAGAACGAAGTAGTATTAACAGACGACATGGAAAACTACACAATAAATGAAATAAAATGTGGTAAAGGTTCTTTTTATGTAGACTATACAGACGAAAATAATGTTGCTAATAAAGTAGTAATAAGCTATAAAGGTAAGCATCTTCTTAACGCCACAGAAGGTTTTTATGTAGTTGAGGACGATGATACAATATCTCTTGGAAGATACTACGATGATGGTGGACATTATTTTGTTGAAATAACGAGGTGGTATAATACATACAAACCAGTTATAGAAGTAGTTGAACTTACTAACCCAACCTCATTTTTGTATTCTCACGAACATCTTTATTGTATCACAGAGGGTAATGTTATAAACGCAGAAAACGGTGAACTTCTGGACGACAGTGGTAATAACAATACACTGAGAGCTTTTACAACTTGGGAAGATAATAATGCTTTATCTACAAACAATAAATATATTTGGTCTGTAGGTGGTGACTTATTTAATGAGCCTTTTGACTTAAAGTACCATTATGTTAAAATAATAAAACTAGACAATGACACAGGCTATGGTATTTTAACAACGGACGGAACAGACTTGTACATAGAGTCGCATATTCCAGATACTGCATTTGACTTCCCATCAACTTTAATGTACGACTTCCTGAGCTATTATCTGGCATATCTGTATCAACTTAAACTCGGAGTTGATACAACAAATATGGAAAAAGCATTTAATGCAGCAGAAGAGTTATTAATAAGCACACTAGACAGTAACTATAGCTATAAAACAATGCAAGATGTTACTGGTGGTGACTATGTATGGAGATAAAACAAAATGGCAGTAAGTAATGAACAGACTTTAGCATATCAAGCAGCTTATAACAGTAGAAACAGTGGAGAAGCTGCTGCAAGAGCAAAGGCTTTGGAAGAGCAGAAAAAAGCAGCTGAACAGAAAACTACAGAAACAGAAACAGAAACAACAGAAGAGCCAAGTCTTGGTGATACCATTTTAGAGAATGTTAACAATGCTATTACTAATGCAGATGAAACAACAAAACAGCAAGCCTTGAATACTGCTTCTGACGGTTTTAATAACTACCAGTCCGTAGGTAGGGCTCAGAGTGCAGCTTACAGTACTAACGATGACAGCTATAATGCAGCAGCCTTTAATGCAGAAAATAAAATGACAAACAGACAGACTGCTTTTGACGCAGCAGTGGAAGCAGGTGCTGCACAGTTGGAAGCTAAGGGTGAACAGAATGTTGCAAACAACTTAGCCGAAGCTCAGAAACTCGGTGTTAAAGCTGAAACTCAAGCTCAGTGGGCAAATACAATATCAACATTAGCTTCTATTTTAGGGGGTATAAGTAAATGAGTTTACATAGTGAAAGAGACCTGGCTCAGGAAGCTTGGGTACAGGCAAACCAAGACGCAGCAAACACAAAGCAACAGTTGGCAGAGGAAAGTGCAGATATTACTCAACCTGCTAACACTGCTTTAACAAACGTTCAAGAGCAAGCTAATGACCTTGCTTCTTTACAAAAAGCAACAGCACAGAATACTGCTCAAGTAAACCAGTTGCAAAAAGACGCAGCTATTACTCAACAGAAAAATGAAAATGTTCGTAACAACTACGCAACTCAACTTCAGCAACAAATACAGAACAGACAGAACAAAAACCAGTTGATAAACGGATACAAACAGTTGGCCTCAGATGAAGCTAAAATGAAATATGACTTAGCAGCTCAGCGTCTTTCTCAGGCTCAAGCAAACTGGGCTAATGCTGTAAAAGTACTTCAAGGTTTAGGTGCTGCTATATCTGTTATCCCTGGTGTAGGGACTGCTATAGGTGCAGGTATTAGTGCAGGGGCTACTGCTATTGGTACCATTGCAAGCAGTACTATTTAACTATTAAAAATATAAGGAAGCATAGATAATGGCAACAAAAAAACTAAATAAACAACAGAAACAAGCAAAGACCCTTGATTTTGGCTCTTTATTAAGAAAAGCTCAATCAGGGGACGCTCTTGCTAAGAAGCAGTTGGAAGATATGACTGCTGGGGACATTGACTATAACAAGGACTTCGGAAAACTTAATCCGAAGGACTTACAATGGCTTTATAATAACGTCCCAAACCTCAAAGATATTACAGACCAGGCTTTCGAAGATTACGCAATAAGAAACCATATCACAAAAGATGAAGCAATGAATGTTGATATTGCTGATGCTATGAAAGCAGCAAGCGCAGAGAATCGAGCACAGCAAGCTGATAAAGCAAGTAAAGCTGATGATAAATGGAACCCTGTAAATGTTCCTGGTAGTGGTAACAAGAAACAAGTTGCTCAGGGAAATCTTACGGAAGACAGACCCCTTACTAAGGCAGAGGAACGCAGAGTATATGACAACTCAATCACTGATGAAGAGTCAAAAGACGTAGACGCTTTGCAAAACGCTACAAGGGAAGTTAAAACAGGTAGTGCTGTAGAAAATAAACCAGTAGTAGGTAATACTAGTACTGCTACTAATGCTCCTGTAATAAATACAAATGGAGAAAAGATTGCAAATCCAGCAGAAAACTCAGGAGAAGTAGACTTTAATGTTGGTAATAAAGTTGAAGATGCCTCAGAAGAAAATGCAGACCTTAAAAAGTTCTGGAACAGTTTTAGGGCTGGTTCTTTAAGAGCTTATCCTTGGTTACAGACTATTGGTGACGCTATTGGTAAAAATGCCAGAATGACACAGGATAGAGCTGCTATTTTGACAGGTGGTCAGAGAGATGCTGAAGCTTACGATACAGTAAATCCTGAAGAGCATATTACAGATGATTACAAGATTGAACAGGCTTATGCAGACGCAAGAGCAGGTAACCTTGATTCTGTTAAAAAGTTGATAATGAACGGCGATGTTACTATTGATAATGTTGCAGCAGCTTTGAATATGTCTGAAGAAGATGCAAAGAAAGTGTTCGGTAACTATATGGTTAAAGATACTGCAGAAGCTAAAACAGCAGAAGCTAACGCTGAACAGGCAGAAGCTCAGGTTATGTCAACATATCTTCAGAATGAAACTACCGTACAGAACAACATTAACTTTATCGATGAAAAGATTCGTGAAATCGATACAGCTATCAACCAGTTACAATCTAACGATTATGATACATATCTTAAAGTTTACGGCGAATACGTAAACAATGTTAGAGGTATCGAAAATACAGGTATTGCTTCCACAGCTACATCTAACGAAGGTTTCGGAGTAAATGCTAATGCAGGTGCTAGAGTTGGTGTTGTAAAAGCAGGTGCTTCTGGTAACTTTGATAAGTCTTGGGGTTCAAGTAATACCTCAACTGGTAGTACAGATGTATTGGCTAAACAAGCATTACCAAAAGCAGAATATATGGCTCAGTCTGCAATGGGTGAAAGAAACGCTGCTAATGATGAGTTGATACAGAAACTCGAAGCTCAGAAAGCTCAGTTGCAGGAAACTAGAGATATGTGGCAACAGACATTAAATGATGCTATGGCACAGAGAAAAGGCAACACAAAGCTTAACTACAAGCCAAATACACAAGGAGCTGAATAATGAAAAACATATTTGAAGTTCTTACAAACAAAAAGAATACTATAAAAGTTGAAGTACCAAAGAAAAATATTCAGAATCCAAGTTTAGCTCAGATAAAGGACATTTTGCTGATAAAGGTACTTTCTGGGGGAACAAATAGAAAATGAAAATAGATTATAGACCACACACTGCTCTGGATGTAGAAGAACAACCACAAGAGCAGAAATATGGATTTTATTCTCCAAAAGAGTCTGACAAGTATACAATGTTTGTGAACATGCAACAGACGGTAAACGCTGCTTTACAAAAAAGTGCTGATGGACAAAAACCAAGGGCGAACGACCCTACCGAAGTACCAGCAGCACAGCCAGGTATACATTATGAGGTATAACAAGAATGAAGCTAGTAGATGTACAGAATAAAGTGGCCAAGCTATTACGCAATACTGGTCGCAACGATAAATATTTAAGAAACTTAACATTATATACAGAAACGCCAATAAGCTCTTTGGATAATGTAAACGAGATTGTAGGATATTTTAATACAAATACAAACAAAACGTCTCTTATACAACAAAACATTATTCAGTCAACTATACTGGCTCTGGTATCAAAGTTGGCAGAACACGCAAGAAGTAGACCGTTTATAAATACAATAAATGGAAACTACCTAGACAAGCAGATTACACGTGCTACTCAAACATATTTTGACATCAAGTTTGATGAACAGAATATTTACCAAACCGTTAGTGAAGTATTCAGAGATTCGTGTATCTTTGACACTGGATATGTTTTTATCGACAGAGATAAGGAAAAGGTATCACGTGTTTACCCTTGGCAGGTTTACTATGACAATAAGGAACTGAGATATACAGATAAACCAAAACAGGTAGCTATCGTAAGGAAAAACTATCCTGTTTCGTTGTTGGATGATGGTAACAAGATTTATACCAAGTACAATAAAGAATATGTAACATTTATTCAGTATTGGAACTTGAATGAACATAAACAGTATAACCTTATTAAGGAAATACCTGAATGGGGAAAGGAATATGAGTACGAAGCAGATGTTTTACCAGTTTTAAGACTTACATATGATTCATCTGTAAACGGTGCCGAAACGTCAACCTCTGTTGTAGACTTGCTTTATGGTATTCAAAAAACAGTAAATGAGCTCTGTATTAAAATAGGTAAAGCTATTCGTCTTAATCCAGCTAACCAGATATTTGTACCAACTAACAGCTCTATTAATGTTGATAAGATAACTAATGAAGTAAATCAGATTATACCTTTTGAACCTGCCGTCGGTGCGTCAACCCCTATAATGCAAGTAAGTCCAGCATTGTTTGATTCATCATTAAGAACAGAACTTGAAGCATTAAAAAGGGACGCATATGAACTTGTCGGCATATCTGAGCTCTCTGTAACAGGACAAAGACCTACAGATGATGTTAGTGGTGTAGCATTAAAGACTATGGAAAACCAGGAAGCAGATAGATTTACAACACAACTTCATAAAATCATTCGCTTTTATGTTGACATTGCTAATACTATTATTTCTATTTATCCAGATGATAGACAGATTCTGCCAAACATTAAAGAACGCCTTGACTTTACTTGGAAAGATGTTCGTAAGAGTAGAGAAAAGATGAAGTTACAGTTCTCTGCTGCTGCAAACATTAGTAAAGACCCATCTGAAAAGTGGAAGATTATTAAAGAGTGGAAAGCAGAAGGTCTTATTCCAGTTAACAGAGTTCCAGGTTTACTTGAAATACCAGACTTGGAAGAAGCTGCTTCATTCGCTGCAAACAGTTACAATGCTATTCAAACAGTTATTTCAGATTGTATTAGAAACGATGTTTACGATATACCGTCTTATATCTCACGTGAAGACCTTAAGCCAGAGATAATGAATACATGTTTGATGTTGAAGGCACTTGGTCCGGAAAATGATAAGGATATTGCTAAACTCGAAAAGTTGTTTGAAGTTGTAGTTAATGAAGAAGCAGCAGTTGGTAAAGCAACTCAGACAGACGAAGCTAATGCAGCCCTTGACAATGAAGCTAATGCAATGGATGAACAGTCGGCTTTCCTTGAAATGCAAGCACAACAACTTACTGGACTTGCGCAGGACGCTCAGAACGGTATTCTTTCCATAGACCAAGTAAACAGTCAGTTGGAAACATTAGGCGCTGGCGGACAGTTTGATTATGGCGGAGTATAAGTATATATTTACTATTAAAAATAAAAGGAGAATAAACAGACATGGAGTTTACTAGAGAAGAACTCATTGACTTAGTTAATGGCTTTGATAAAAAGCTTGAAGACTATAAAAAGATGATTGATGACTTCAAAACCGATATCTACGACAACTTCATTAATCCTGCTGCAGACGAATATAAGCGTTTTGACCATGATACAAGACTTGGTGAGTTTAAGGAAAAGTATAAAGACTTACTTGAACCACTCGTAGAGCCTTGTAAAGAAGCAGAGGAAAATCCTGACTTCGATGTTTATGACCAGATTTTCAATGATTATGATGAAAATACTGACGAAAACAAAATGGAAGAAGGCGAATATGTTGCACAAGCAGTAGCTGCTATTACCGAACAACTTGAAGCTATAAAAGCACAGACTGGTGCTGAAAAAGTTGAAGTAAAAAACGAAGGTGATAAAACTGTTGTTGAAGCAGACGGCGAAAAAGTAGCCGAAGCAGAAGCTAAAGCGGAGACAAAAGAAGACGTAGCAGAAAAAGATAATGAAGAAGACGAAGATGAAGAAGACATCTTTGAAAAGGAAATGGAAGAAAACCTTTTAAATGAAAGGTTTACTTTGAAATAAACATAGCATATATAATATAGGAGAATAAACAATAATGGCTATTTTTGAAGGTTCAGATGTTGAAGCGATTCGCAAGACATTGAAAGTAACTTATAAGGACGGTATGGGCGTTCTTTTCGGAAGGGAAGGTTCAGTTATTAAGGAAATCGATTTCCAGAAAGCTGAAGGTAAAGCATACAACTTCTCTGCTATTTCAGGACGTGGTGGTGCAGTAGCAGGTAACTACTTGCAGGCAGAAGCACTTGCTTCTGAAACTGGCTCACAGGCTGAGTTCTCTGTAGAACCAGGTGCTATTTGGGCAACACACACAATCAACAAAGTAGACTTGGCAGCAGCTAAGAGCAATCTTGGTGCATATGCTCCAATCTTTAAGAGAGAGTTCTATCGCTCAACAGCAAGTTTGAGAAAGACACTTTCAAGCGCATTCTATGGTAGAGGTTATGGTGAGTTTGGTATCAACCCATCAGCTATCACAGTTGCAGACACAACTACTGAATATTCTGTAGTTCTTGACCCATCTGCTACTCAGAAGGTTGACAAGGACACACGCATTGTATTCAAGACAAACATTGGTGACGCAGAAGAATCTGCTCTCGCTACTGGTGTAGTAACAAAGTTGCTCCCAGGTATGAAAGGTTTCAAGTTCCGTGCAGATGCAGTTCCATCAGCAGCTATTCCTGCAGGTGCTATTATCTGTGTAAAGGGTTCTACAGTTCCTGGTACTTCTAAACCTCTTCTCCCAATCGGTCTTGACGCTTGGTTCCCTATTGTAAAGGGTCGTGACGAAACAGAAACAGATTGGACTTCTTTCATTGCAACTACATTCTGTGGTGAAGACCGTTCTACTATGGTTGACCGCCTTGCAGGTGCATTCTATAAACCAGCTTCTGCTTCTGAAAAGATTCTTGATTCTTTACAGAACGCATTACTTATTAACCGTGCAATGGGTGGTGACGCTGACCTTATTGCAATGAACTTGTTCGACCGTGCTGAAGCTGCTAAGGAAATCGCAGTACAGAACCAGTACCGTTCTTCAACAGAAAGCAAGTCTGCTAGAAAGGTAAACGTTGGTTTTGAAGACTTCTCAGTAAGTGCTTCTACAAATATTGTTGACCTTATCGTTGACGATATTGACTGTCCAAGATATAAGTTCTATGTATTAACAAAGAGCTCTATCGCAATGCTTATCTGGCTTGCTAAACAGGACCAGAATAAGGACGATGGCATTGGTACAATGGAACCAGGTAAACCAGATATCAACGATGCAGATGACTTTGCATTCGGTGAAGGTATCTCTAAGCTTAACGTTAACGACTATGTTACTGTTACTGACAATGCTAAGACTTGGCGTGGTCCTGCAGTACTCGTTACATTGGGATTCGTTGGAGCACTCGCTTGTTTCGACCCAAGTGCAAACGTTGTAGGTTATCTTGGCTCTGCCGTTGGACACGAGGCAGAACTCGTGCTCGGATGGACAAAGTGATAAGTAAAAAAGTCTAATGTAAAAAAAATAAAGGCTACCTTAATCGGTAGCCTTTTTTATTTAAAAAACTATTAAAGGTAGAGGAAAAGAACATAATGAATGTAAAATCTATAAAGAAATATCTCAGTATCTTTGGCGAAATATCAATGTCAAAAAACCACAGTAAACCAGACGACAACTGGCAGTATGTTGAAGATAGTAACTCTCCTGAACATAATGACGCTTTATGTCCGCTTTTTTATACAGAAGAAAACTCTGAGACACCGATGCTTGTAGATAAGCAAGGTAATGTTTATAAAGTTGCAAACAACACTTTTACAAAGAACGGTACAGCTATTGCAAGAGTTGTAGAAGAAGGCTTTAAGAAGACTGTTTTTGATTTTAACGACCCTTTAGTAGAATATTATAATGGAAATATTTACAGAGCTCAACATAGAAACGATACTGTAGTCATTGAACGCTACAACAATGGTAACTGGACTACAGTAGAAGAGATTGGTTTCTCTTCAAGAGCTTCTGTTTTAACTGAACGTTTGTATCACGGAAGATACTACTGTCTTGATAGATATAACACTACTTTTTACATATTTGCTAGAGATGTTTTTAGGTCTGTAAGTATAAGTAATGCTTCTTTGAACAACCCACGTTTGTTTATTCACGATGACTACATCAACTTGGTAACATCAAC